TCACGGCGGTAACCGGGGTTCGAATCCCCGTGGGGACGCCAACAAATTCCCCGGCGCGAAGGTGTAGTGCAGCCGGGTGGTGAATGAGGTCGGGCAGAGCTCGATCTGCTCAACCAGGTTGGCCACCAGCTCCTTGGTTGCGGTTGCGTCGGCCTGGTCGATCAGGTTGGCCATGCCGGACAGGATGGCCGACACGTCTGATTCCCCGATTGCGCGCAGGACCTGGGCGGACTCACGCGCTTCATCGAGCCCGCGCAGTTCGTCAACGAGCCGGGCGCGATCGCGCTCGAGGCGCTCGATCTGGTCCAGGAATGGCCGCGGCTCGGTGGTGTCGGCCGCCAGGTCGGCCATGCGGCCGATCCGCGCAGTCAGATCCGCCAGCCGCTTGTGCAGGGTGCGGATCTGTTCCTCGTCTGGCGGGCAGCTCATCCGGCGCGCCTCGGCCGCCAGCTCGCGCACGAAGCGATCGGAGAGCAGGTCGCTTTTGATCCCCTCGATAACCAGGCGCTCCACCCGCTCGCGGGCGATACGGCGGCCTTTTCCAATGCGATAGCACCCATCCCCATCGCTCACCCATTTGCGGCCGTCCGGGGCGCGCAGCAGCCCGGACAGCAGGTATTCCGAGCGCGTCCGGTAGCTGGCCGGCCTGCCGGCCTCCAGGCGGGACAGAATCGCCTCTGCCTCCTCGGTCGAGATCAGGCGCTCGTGGGTGTCGTGATTCACCACCCATTCCGCGCGCGGCCGGCGCTTCATGCCGCCCTTGTAGCCGCCGCCGTTGATCCGCTCGGCGTGAACGTTCCAGACCGTGTGCCCGGCATAGGTGAGGGCGTTCCACTCGATGCCGATCAGGCTCGACGTGCTGACGCCGGTCAGCCCGGCCTCGGCTATCGCTGCTGTCCTGCTGATGCCAGCCGCCCTGGCCTTGAGATAGTCCCGCACCTGGTCGGCGCGCTCGCCGCGCACCAGGCGGGATTTTGTCACCGGCTGCCCGTCGCGGATCGCGCCTGTCTCGACGTGCTCGAGGCGGTAACCAAGCGGTGCCCGGCCGCCGGCGCGCCAGCCCTGGCGCACGTTTTCGGCCATCCCGCCGAGGCCCTTTTCCTTCGACATCAGACTGTGCAGCATGTCGAAGGCGCGCACCACCTGCTTGATCACCACGTCCATGATGGTGTTCGTCTCGGGCAGCTTCGAATAGAGCACCTTGACCCCGCGTTTTTCGCATTCGTAGTTGAACACGGCGGCCAGGTGCTGGTGCTGCCGCGCGATGCGGGCAGTGTCTAGGATGAGCAGATAGTTCCAGCGCCGGTCGGCGCTCTTCAGGCTGCGCAGCAGCGCCTGGAACCCCGGCCGGAACTCGTCGTCGGCCCGTTCGACCGCGTCCTGGAATGTCTCAACGACCGTCAGCCTGCGCGACTTCGCAAGTTCCATCAGCTCCCGGCGCTGCGCGTCCGGGCTCACGTCGTGACGGTCCTTCGAGCTGCGCAGGTACAGGGCGGCGAGATCCATTTTTCTCCCAAATCGACAGGATCACAGGGGCCATCAGCCTAACCGCAAGCCGTCGATCGGGCAACCCGACCGATGGCAGGAGGGTGAGTTCAGGCTCATGGCGGCGGCGCGGCATGTCAGGTTTCTTCCAGCCCAAACAAGTCGTGCTGTTCCGCCCCATTGCCGTATATCGTCACAGGCAACCAGGTGTCGGCGGTCGGCTCCGAGCCGTCCCAGCCGTCCGGCCAGGTGCCGGCGGAGATCAGTTCGCGGATGCGCGCCTCCTCCTCAGCGTCGATCAGCCTGAAGCGCGTGTCGCCGACGCGGCGCTGTATGTCGAGAATCTGTTCAAGGGCATTCAGGCGGGCCTCGAAGGTCAGCGGCCCCATACGCTGCGGGTTCTTGCCGATCGACCCGTCCTTCAGACGCTCGACGCTGGACTTGCGCAAGCGCTGGGCAGGCTCGCGCAGCCAGCGGTAGATCGGCTTCAGCTCGTGCAGCGGCGCCAGGTGCGTCCAGCGCGACATGGCCAGGATGCTGTCCAGCGCCTTTTCCTCCTGGGCCAGCGGGCAGCCGACACAGCCGGTGCGAGCGTTGATCTCCTCGGCCTCGATGCCTCCGTAGGCGTCGGCGATGATCTCGGTGGGCCAGCCGCCGAACTCGTCGCGCGGCGCCCAATGGCGCAGCCATTCCCAGACGTGGCAAACGCGCCAGTGCAGCAGTGGCGCCAGGGTGGCGATGCGGCCCTTGATTCCCTTGCTCTCCGGCAGCACCTGCTGATACCAGCCCTGGCCGCATTCGGCGCCGTCCTTGCCGCAGCTCATCTCGATTCGTCGGTCGCGGATCGCGCTCTCGCCCTGGCGCACGCCGGTGATGGTGAGCGCTGTGCCGTCGCCGAGCGATTCGGCGATCGCGGCAGCCATCGGGTCTACTTTGATCTGCCGGGTGCACCAGCGCAGGGTATTGTTGTTCGGCGGCGGCACTCCGCGGCCGAGGATGTAGACGAGGAAGCGCTTGTCCAGCGGCGCGCGCACGACACGGAATTCGATGCCGCGCCCGTCCAGATCATCCATGATCTCCTGGGCCGCGATAGCCAACGGCGGTAGCTCCTGGCGGGTATCGGCATAGAGCACCGTGAAGCGCTTCGGTGCCGCGATCCGGCCGCTGTCGATGAGCCAGCAGAGAAGCGTGAGCGTGGCGGTGCTGTCCTTGCCGCCAGACCAGGCGACTACCCAGTGGTCGTGCTCTGGCCCATATGCCTGCATGCTCTGGACGGTCAGCTCGATCGACTCCGTCATCTGCAGGCGCGCGCCGGTCTCGAAGAGGGAGAGGTCGCGGGCGGTCACGATTTCCCCTCGTCGTACAGTTCCACGAAGCGTTTATGCCCTTCCGCCAGGTGCGCCAGCGCGGTCTTTCCGTGGTTGCGCTGGTGGCCGACGCAGGTGTTGCGGGCCCATTCGACGGCGTCCGACGGGGAGCCGAGCTGCCCGGTTGCCCGGCGGCGCATGGCCATGCAGCCGAGCTGGCGCATGGTCACCTCGACGGCGCCGAACCGGACGGCCAGATCCCGCTTGGCCAGGCAGATGTCGTAGTGGTCGCCCTGGTACCAGCGCCGCTTCATCCCGATTCGCCCGGCCATCACGTGCAGCTCCGCCTCGGTATCGGCGATCATGTGGCACATGACCAGGCGGCCGTACCTGGCCCGCATGTTGTCGACGTAGACCGTCACTTTGCCCTCCATTCGGCCGGCACCCCGAGACGCCGCGCCCAGTCGCGACACTGACAGGCATCGGGCAGCGGCCGCTTGCCGTTCGCGCAGTCGATCAGCTCCTGCTCGACCTTGGCGCGCTCGTTCAGGGATCTCTCGTACATCCACATCCAGCGCCAGCGCGCGATGAATCGGTAGAGCCGCTTCATCGAGCCGCCCTTCGCTGGTGCCCGCGCTCCTTGTCCAGCGCCTCGTTGGCCGCGCGGAACAGCTCGCCGCTCTGTCTCTTCCAGAAGTCCTCGGAGACGTCGGCCATGGCGCGCAGCGCCCGCAGTTCGTCGCCGGTGGCGCCGAGGCGGCCGCGCGCCTTGAAGCGGTCGCGGATGTTCTCCAGGGCGATGCTGGCCAGGTCGCAGACGGCGAGGGTGGCCTGGTCGCCCTTGTGGTTCGCGGCCAGGGCGAGGAGATCCCGGCAATCGGCCAACACGTCGAACTGGTAGGGCTTGGCCCAGCCGCCGGCCAGGCCCTCGATGGCCAGGCGCTCTGTGAGGCCGACCTCCGGCGCCAGGTGCATGGCCACCAGGGTGGGACAGCGGGCGGGGCGCGGGCGGCGCTTGTGCTGGCTGGTCATTTGACTCTCCGAAACTCGACCGCCCACACCCAGGGATTCGCCGCCCAGGAGCCGGGACCGTTGATGTGTTCCCACAGAGCGCGATAGCACTGCACCGGGTGGCTATACCAGTCGCTACCTGGCGCGTAGCGCCAGAGGGCAGCGGCTGTCCCAGGCATGGTTTCCTGATAGAGCCCTTCCGCGATGGCATCCGCTACGCTGATGTCCTGCAGCCGCTCGACTCGGACGGCGACGATCTCCAGGTCGATGCGCGATGCCCATCGTGGCATGTGGATGGATGGCCGGCGCTTGAATCCCCATCGCTTGAAGTCTGCATGGTCTTCATCGAACCATCTGTCGGCATCGTAGTAGTAGGGCTCCCATGTATCCGCCCCCTCACGCATCATGCGGGGCGTGCGCTCCGGTCGTTCCCAACCGTTCTCCCGCACCCAGAGCCGGTCGCCAGGCTGTCCGTAAGGACAAGCCTTCAGCAAATCTTCAATGCTGCACCATGGCTTTTTGCTGCCTCTCGTCGAAACGGGCTGCGGCTTTATCACACGCCGCGTCTTCGTCTTAGTGTCGTCGAGGATGGCGCGCACCATCGGCGCCGAGAACAGGATCGGCCGCTCACGCATGGGGCACCTCCGGGTATTCGTCGTGCAGAACGCCATCGAGCAGGCGGCCGGCGGCTTTCTTGCCGACGCGCGCCATCGCAACGTCGCCAAACGTATGGTGAGCCGCGCCGCCACCAATCAGCAGGTTCTGTCGGAAGGCGTCCGCGCGAGGGAGCCACTCGCCCCACTGCTTGAACAAGAACGGCACGCCGGCCGCGGCGCACTGGTCGCGCAGGGACCGAGCCCAATTCGGGTGCATGGAGCGCGCCTTCGGCCCTGACTCGCCGCCGACAATGCACCAGTCAATGGACGGCCCCATCATCTTGCGGGCTGCCTTCACCAGTTCTTTGACGGCGAAGTTGCTAGCATCGTTGTCCGGGTGATGGTGAACGCCGATCCATTGGCCGAGCGAGACCGGCCCAAGCAGCGGTTCGGCGGAAACCCACCGCATCGCCGCTGGCGTCTGCAGCAGAAGCGGAATCCTCTCGTCGGCCGCTGCCTGGTCCTCAACGCTCACGCCGATCTGGATGTTCGGCAGCGGCGTCCAGTCGAACTCTGACCACAGCAGGAACTGCATGCGGGCGGCCCGCTTGGTGAGGACCTGAAAAGTGTGCTGCGGGCAGGCCGCCATGACGTCGAAGACGGCGCGGATGAAATCGACCGGGACGTTATCGTGGAACAGGTCCGCCCTGGGGCAGACGAAGATCCTGCGCGGGCGCTTCCAGGTGAGCGGGCTGCGGGCGCCTGCCAGCGCTTCCGGGTGGCAGCGCACGTCGTTGAACGGGCGGCCGTACCACACGCTCTTCGGATTCTTAGACCATCGTGTTTCCACTTCCCGCTTGGCGTAGCAGTGCTTGCAGCCGGGCGAGATCGGGTCGCAGCCGGTGACGGGCGACCAGGTGGCTTCGGTCCATTCGATGGCGCTATTGTCAGCCATTGATGTCCCCCAGCCCGATGCCGTTGAGGACCGTACTGACCATCCTCCTGGCTTTCTCTTCGTTCATCTCAGCGAACGCCGCTTCGGCCGTGTCCCAGCCGCTGTCGGTGTCCGGGAACTTCAACGCGGTCGAGCAGAGGCCGAGGTCTTTCGGCTGGAAATACACGCGAACCTCCGGCGCTCTCTCCTCGTCGTTACTGAGCATGACGAGGACCTGGTCGTTGTCAGGCCCATAGAGCTTGGCAAAAGACATTTTTTATCCTTTCGGTTGATCTTCCGGAGCCGGCAACAGATTGCCGGCCTGGGCATGCTCGAGCACGGTCTTTCCGCTCGGCAGCAGAATCTGTCCCAGGAAGGCGCCCTCGAAACTGAGGATGCCGACCTCGATGGCGGTGATCTGCCCCTTGATCCAGTCGCGGAGGATCGAGCACACGCTGACCTGCGCCTGGTCGAAGGCGCGCGCCTCGTGCTGCTGCCGGGTGCGCCGATGTCTGGACGGGTTGTACGGGTATTCGCGCAGCCAGGCTGCGGCGTAGCCCTTGAAGCTCGCCTTCACCGTCACGTCGCGGTTGCGAAAACTGAACTGCACGATCAGCTCGCCGGCGACGTTGTCTGTCATCGTGCCGAAGCGGCTGCAGCCGAATCGGGTGAGGACCTTGCGGATGTCGTCCAGCGCCGCCGAGCCGCTGGTGGCGTTTTCGTAGGGGAGGCTCATGCCGCCACCCTCGTCCCGGACCGCTCTTCGATCCTGCGCATCACCCGTGCTCGCTTTTCGGCCTGGCTCTCGATCGGCGCGTTCTTCGCCGGCGCCGGCTTGAAGCCGAGCAGCTGCGCCCAGGCGCTCACCGGCTGCGCCGCCGGCGGCCGGCCGCGCCTGGGTTTCTCGCGGTACATCTCGATGCCGATGCGGAAGCCTTTTCCCTCCAGCGCCGACAGGCGCTTGTGGTAGAGGCCGAACTCCTTCACCGTCATCATCACGGTGTGGCGGTACGGCTTGCGGGAATGCAGCAGCCGGCCGAGGCGCTGCAGGGACTGCGCCCGGCTGCCGTGGTGGAAGTTGAACTCGATCACCTCCTCCAGGTCCTGCACGTCGATGCCGCAGTCGCCCACCCGCGACATCACCACGGCGCGGTGGCCGGCCAGCACGTCCAGGCGGCGCTTCGTTTCGGCGTGGATGAAGGGGATGCCCAGCTCGGAGGAAATGCGCTTCCCGTCCGCGATCGCGTCCGAGAAAACGATCGTCTTGCGCCGGCTAAGGACGCGGCCGAGGGCGCGGTGCTTCCCCTCGAGGTCGCGCACGATCAGCACCCGCACCGGCACGTCGGGCATCGTGCCGGCGTCGCGGAACTCCTGCCAGTCTTCGCCCAGGGCCAGGCCGGTCATCATCTGGATCAGGTCGGCGCGGCCGTCCTCGCGGAACGGCGTCGCCGAGAGCCCGACGCGGTACTCGGAGCCGATGGTCGCCAGCCTGCTGGCGTTGTTGCCGGGCAGGAATTGCGCCTCGTCGAAGCCGGCCACGGTGAAGCGGTCGTGGTCGAAGCGGTGCCGGGTCGCGTAGCCGTAGATCCGCACCCGGCTGCGAATCATGCCCTCGGCGTCCAGGATGTCGACGCGGTGGTGGTAGGGCTTCCAGACTTCGGCCACCCGCACCTGCCCGTGTTCCCGGAAGAAGGCGATCCACTGGTCGCGGATCGTGCGTGTGTGCACGAACAGCACGTGCTCGCCGGCGATGCGCGAAAACGCCATGCCGAGGAAATACATCTTGCCCTGGCCGGGCGGCCAGAAGACGCCGACGTTGCCGCTGGCCAGAAAGGCCTCGAAGGCGCGCGGCTGGCCTTCGCGCAGCTCGTAGTCCATCACGTTCGAGAGGAACCGGTGCAGCGGCACCGGGTTGGGCGGCGCCACCGACATGCCCGCCTCCAGCAGGCGGCGGAAGGAGAGGAAGGCGCGGCCGGCATTGCGTTTCGTGCTGAACACATAGCGCAGCAGCTCGTCCTCGCTCACCGGCGCGCCGGCCTGCGTCCAGAAGCGCCCGTCGCGCCAGGCCAGGCCCAGCTTGCCGGCGATCGCCGCCAGCGTGTCGGCCTCGCCGGGATCCTCGTCGGCGAAGAGCGCTTTCTCGCTGAACCTTGAGACGATGCAGCCGCAGCGCGGGCAGGTCGCGTTGGCATACAGCGGCGCCCAGAAATCCGTCCCGCCCACGGCCGCGCAGCTCTCCAGGCTGTACTGGTGCTCGCGCTCGACCAGCTCGACCTCGCCGTGGTGGATCCGGAAGCCCGTCGGCGTCATTTTTGAGCCGTCCTTCCAGCTATCCGAGCGGCAGGTCAGGCGCATGAACTTCGGCGGATCCGGCAGCCGGTCCAGCTCGAGCACGCCGCGCGCGTACTTATCTGCCGCCCGGTAATCGACCACCTCCGGGTGCCGGCGCAGGAAGGCCGTCAGCCACTCGACCTTCACCCGCCGCGACCAGACCTCCCCGTTGCGGCCGTACTCCGGATAGCTCTTCAGCCAGCCGTCGTCGATGAAGCGCCGCCAGAGCCGGTGATCCAGCTTCAGCAGGTGCTCCAGGTCGTAGACCGTGAAGTCCTCGTTGTGCCTGGTCGAGTGGCCGATCCTCTTCAGACGGTTCACGATCCCCGACATGCCGCAGCCGAGGTGCGCCATGACCTCCTGCGGCGGCAGCTTGCCCCAGCTGTCCCGCAGATACTGGTCCTTCTCCGGCGTCCATTCGATGCGCTTGCGGGCGCTCTTGTAGCCGCCGCGCTTCGCCGCCGTGATGATGTTGTGGCGCCTGACGCCGTACTGCCTGATCAGCCCCTCGATCGTCTCCGTGGTGCCGTCGTAGACCTTCGCGATCTCGCGGACCTGGTCTTCGGTCAGCAGCGGCGCGCTCATGGCCTGGCTCCCATCTCGATCTCCCTGTGCATTTCCTCGATGTCCTCGGCGCTCATGGGCTCCAGATCGGCGAAGGTGCGTCCGGCGATCTCCTTGCCGCAGCGGCGGCAGAAATACAGGGTGTTGAGCCTGAGCACCGAGGCGTTGTAGCGGCAGCCCGCGACCGGGCACACCGTCCAGCCGGCGAGCCGCTCGCGGATCCGCCGGCCCAGGTCGCGCCAGCCGCCGGTGAAGTGCACCAGCATCGCCACGTAGATGGCGTTGGCGAACGTGATGAACACCCCGCCGGCGAAGCTGTAGAACTGGTCCAGATGCGGGTAGTAGAAGAGGTTCCAGACGCCCCAGGCCGCGAAGAAGGCCACCGACGCCACGGAGAGCCCGCGCACCTCCTTGTCGCGCCAGAGGGCGAAGCAATGGTTGATCACCGCGATGCCGGCGGCGGCCTCGAAGCTGCCGTTGACGATGTCGGGCCAGGCGGTCATGGTTGCACCTCCGCCTCATTGCCGGCTTCCTGCCCCTGCGCAGCGGCGGCGTCCTCTTCGCAATAGATCAGCTGAAAATCAGTCCCCAGGGCACGGCGGATGATGGTGTGGCAGCCGGTGACCAGCCGCTTGTCGTCCGGCAGGGTGGCCGCGTCGAGGGCGCAGACCGCGTCGGCCAGGATGCGCAGATCGTCCAGCGCGATGCGGTAGCCCTGGCGATTCATGGCCGGATGGTCTTCGATCCGCATCAACCACTGCGGCGGGTGGAACAGCTGGTCCAGCTCCTGATTGGTCAGGTTGAGCCAGGTGCCGGCATCCGTGACGACGGCGGCATACGTCTTGCCGTTGAGCTCGCGCATGCCGACCGTGACGGCGTTGCCGATGCGCCGGCCGTCGCGGGTGCGCAGCTGGGCGCCCATCTGCATGGGGCTCGCGGCCTCGCCGGTCGCCCAGCCAGGCATCGGTTCGGTTGGGCTAGTTTCCATCGTGGTCCTCCAGGGTGTCGTTGGTCTTGACCTTGACGATCACCGGCCGCCAGCCGGGCGGGCAGACCGGCGATACGACGATGTCGCGGCCGTTGTGGATGATCTGCATGCCGGCGGCACGCGCTTGCTGCGCGACCGCCAGCACCTCGGCGTTGTCCGGGATGGTGATGGCTGCCATGGTTCTCTCCTTGTTCGCGTCCCCGTGGAACTCGGCTGCCGGCGCGGGGTCGCAGAGCGCCAGCAGCAGGAAATAAGCGACGAGGGCCAGCAGGGCGTCGCGCCAGTCCTTCAGGGTTGGCATGCCGCGCTGCATGTCAGCGCCTCGACCCGGCGGAACGGCGGACGAGGCCGAGCAGATCCTTGTCCGTGCCTCGCGTGCCGATCAGCACCGGGCGCCCCGGCATGCAGCGGTAGAGCAGGAACCGCCCGCCCTTCTCGGCCACGAACATGTTGTGGCTGCGGGCGATGCGCCTGGCTTCGTCGAGCGGATTCAGGATCTGCGTCTGCTGGCCCATGGCGCGCCTCCGCTCAGGCCGCCTGCTGCTGCTCGGCTTCGCGCTGGTCGAGGATCTCGCGAGCGAGCCGCATGAAGTGGGGGTCGCGCACGCCGTTGTTGGCGTAGCCGGCGACGAGCTCGAGCGCGATGCGCAGGTGGTCCTCGTCGGCGTTGGCCAGCAGGCTGCCCAGACGCACCGGATGGCCGTCGTTGAACAGGTGCAGCGTCAGGTCCGCCAGCTTGCGCGCCGTGCCGTAGCCGCCGAGGATCTGCTTGCGGTGGGTGAGGAACGGGCTCTCGTGCGCCTGCAGGGACGGCCGCAGCCGCTCGACGGCGGCCTCCAGCCGGTCCGCCACGCTGGTGGCCTTGGCCAGGTGCTCGGGCGCTTCCGATGCGATCTCGCCGGACTGGACGAGGTCCAGCATGGCGATGGCGGCTTCCATGAGCCTGAAAACTTCCCTTGTGTCGTGGATCGAGTGCATGGCTTTCTCCTTCAGGGTTAGCGGGAGGGCTCCCGCGGGGTGTCCTCGAACACCCAGCACTTGACGGTGCCGGGGCGGGGTTGATTGGGCGGGCAATGCTCGCGGTTCCATTCCGCGTTGAGGGCGGAGTTGACCGTCTTGTTTCCGAGGAACTTGCGGGTGCGGCTGGTCTTCAGCGCCTTCTTCAGGTCGCGCAGGTCGGGGATCTGCTGGCGCGCCTCGGCCGCCTTGGCGATGTACTGCGGCAGGCTGATGGCGATGACGCCGTCGTTGCGCGAATGATCCAGGCGGTTGTCGCCGTCGAGGAACTCGTAGGTGTCCCAGAACTCCTGCACGAACGGGTGATCGGCGTTGATCGCCTCCTGGCGCTCGGCGGCCATGTCCTCGATGAAGGCCTGCGTCTGGCGCAACTCGACGGCGCCGAGCGGCACCACGTGCACCAGCGCATCCACCAGGGCGGCGAGCTGGGCGTGGTTCTTGACGATGCGCAGGTTGCGCACCCCCTCCACCTGCAGCAGCCGGCGCTCGTGGTGCGGGATGCGCTCTTCGAAAGTGGCGAGGATCTGCTTCTCGGCGAGCGTGGCCTTGAGAATGAAGCCGGACAGGCGCTCGACGCCGATCTGGCCGAGGGCGTCGGCTGCCGTCTTCGATTCCGGCGTGTGCGAGGCCAGGTCGAAGCCGATGTGGCAGATGCGCTGCATGATGGCGTCGGAGGCCTGCACGGGGGCGTTCTGCGAGATCACCAGTGCCCCGCGGAAGGGCGGCTCGTAGGTCTCGTTGCCGCTGTTCTTGACGCCGCGCGAATAGACGCTGCGGCCGTTGTAGAGCGGCTTCATCTCGTCCCAATTGAAGCTCTTCTGCTTGACGCGGTCCTCCTCGGTGCGGTCGCCCTCGATCAGCACCACCGGCAGGTTCGACACCTGGACGAAATTGCGCGCCCGACCGGCCATGGAGGAGTTGGACGGATCGAAGCCCTCGTAGTCAGAGCGGCCGGCCAGCCGCCAGAGAAACTCGATCAGCGTCGACTTGCCGGCGCCCGGCTCGCCCACCAGCTCGACGAAGGGGAAGCTCTTGTACTTCGCCCGGATCTGCTCGGCGAAGAAGGTGCCCAGCCAGAAGGCCAGGGCAGCGATGCCCTTGTGGTGGTAGCACTGCCACAGCAGGCCAACCCACTCGGTCGAGAAGTCCTTGAGGTCGGTGTTGATGGCCAGATCCACCGAGCGGTTCAGGCTCTTGATCGACAGCCGGCCGAGGTCGAAGAAGTCCTCGTCGTTGAGGCTTACCGTTTTGCCGCCCTTCACCGCCACGTCATTGAACACCCAGGCGGCGTGCTCGCGGCTGTAGCCGATGAAGTCGACCGTCTCAACCGTCTTGATGCGTCCGAGCCATTTCTTCAGCATGGCGTCGAGCTGGCCGGCCGTGCCGGTGAAGACGGCGCCGGCGGCGATGCCGAGCAGGCGTTTCTTGAACTCCGAGGCCGAGGCGAGCTGCCCGCCGGTGAAGGTGTTGTTGACGGACGGGCCGTCGTGCGGAAAGTCGATGCGGAAGTAGTACCAGCTCTCGTCGGTGATGGCGTTCGCCTGGTAGTACAGCGCGGTCGGGTAGCAGTTGGCGATCTCGGTGACGGTGCCGGATTCCGTCAGCGCGAGATCGCGCTTCTTCTCGTCCGAGAGGGCCTTGTCGCCCTCGTACTGCTCCATCACCTTGTGGTAGCGCTCCAGGTCGAGCTTGAACCAGTGCAGCCGGTTGTCGAACTCGAAGCTGAAGGCGTTCCAGCCGTTGTGGCGATACATCAGCAGCGCCTTTTCCTGGGCAGTCTTGGCCAGCAGCAGCGCGCCGTGGTAGCGGTAACGCTCCATGTCTTTCTGGCCGAGCCGCCCGCGCTGGTGCATGTCGTTCCAGTCGAGCTCCTTCTTGCCCTCCATCGGGATCGACGCCGCCGATGCGTCCCAGCCGTCCTCGACGCTGCGCTGGTGGAACTGGCGCGAGGCCTTGCGGCCCGCCCGCCCGCCATCGAACGCCCAGACAAGCTTCGGCCGCGGTTTGTCCTCGGCCGCGCATCGCTCGGCCAGCGCCTTGAGCGCCGCCGCGGGATAGTTGGTGCTGCTCATCGCCGAAGCCGCCGCGATGTCGTGATGCAGCAGCGCGATCGAATCGAAGATGCCCTCGACGATCCACAGTTCCTCGGGGATCTCGACGATCGACGGCGGCATCCACCACATGCCGCCGTAGGCGCCACGGAAGTTCGCCTTGCGGTCGAAGCGCTCCGGCCGGTCGATGATCCGCTCCCACCACACGCCATCGGCGAGCTGGAAGCGCACCGTCGCCGAGCCGATCTTGAGCTCGGGGTGGTAGTAGTTCTCCTGGACGTACCAGCCGGCGATCTTCGCCAGGTCGAAGCCACGGCCGTTGCGCAGGTAGGCGTCGGCCGATGCGTTGGGCTCCGTCGGCGTCGGCTTGTAGCGGTCGCTCCAGCTGGCGAACAGTTCCGGGTAGAGTTCCTTTACGTGATACTCGGCGCCGCACTTGTTGCCTCGCGGGCAGCGCAGCACCCAGGGATGCTCGGCCGACGTGTACATCTCCTTCTTGCCGCATGAGGGGCACTTGCCCTTGCGGAGCCAGTCCTTCTTCGCCTCGAAGCCGTAGTCGCGCTCGAGGCGGGAGACGATGTCGCTGTGTAGTCGTTGATCCATTTTTTTGGCAAAAAAAATCCCTGCACGCCGGAAACCGGCATGTCACATGCATGCTTCAGTGGTGGAGCGCGGCGGCGGCTAGCCGGTGTTCATGGCCATGGCGCGCGGGTGGAGGGAATCCATGGGCAACTCCATCTGCTGCTTGTCGGCGCTCTTGACTGCCGGCGAGCGCGGCGACAGGGGGATGAAGACTTTAGGGTTGGGCGTCATCGACGGCGCGATGGTCCGCACCGCCGCCGTGTGCGCCACCCAGGTGTGCGCGCACTCGATGTTCAGGCACTGCAGGTGGTGCTCCTGCACGGACTCGCTCATGGCGCGGCTGGTGCGGATCTTCGCCGTCGCGCCGCAATGCGGGCACTTGATCCTCATGTGAGCGACACCAGCACGGCCAGGAGGAGCGCCGCGATCGCCAGCGCCGCGAGGCCGGCGGCGATGCCAGAGAGGATGGCGCGGATCACTGTTGCCCCCCACGCTCGCAGAAGCGGCTCGCTGCCCCCCCGAGGGGGGCGCGATGCGCTTGGGACGGCCCGGCGCGCATCACGGCTTCGCTCCTGCCGCGAGTGCGGACTCGACTGCCTCCAGCATGCGGCTGCGCGCGGCGATGTCCTCGGCGATCTCGCGCTGCGCTATGCGCAGTTCCTCATGCGAGGCCCCGTCCAGCAGATCCGCCGCCGCCACCTCGGCCTGGGCGCCCTCCGTCAGCATGGCGCGGAAGAGCGGGCCGACGTCGCCGATGGCGGCGTCCCCGCCCACCGTGCGGCAGGCGATGCCGAAGGGCCGCAGCATCTCGTCCAGCGCGTGCAGGCGCAGCCCCTCCGGCAGCGCCGCCAGGATCGACGGGATGAAGTTCGCCTCCAGGTGGTTGCGGTCCTTGGTGACGTCGTCCAGCCAGCGGAAGATGCGGTCGGCGTTGACCCGCATGCGCTCGAAGGTGTCGCGCGTCGGCGGGTCGAAGACGATGCCCGTCGCGCGCGGCCCGCCGATGCGCTCGTGCGCCTGCACGATCATGTCCGCCGCCGTCTCCCGGCTCCAGCCGTTGTCCCGCCGCCACTCCTCGATGCAGCCGCGCAGCGTGGCGATCCAGGTGAGGGGCGTGTGCGTGCGATGCTGCATGACCTGTCGGCTCCGGGTGTCTAGGCTTTGGATGGTGCTACGTCGGCCATCACCAGCGGCAGCCCGGCGAGATAGGCTTCGCGGGCGAGTGAAGAGCGCGAGCAACCCTTGTCCCTGGCGATGCGTTTCGCATCGTCCAACTCGCCCGGCATAAGGCGGAGGGCGATGGGCTTTGTGGTGACGACGCCCTTCGGGTTGCGGGCGGTGGTGCGCTTGGGCATAGTGCAATCTGTATAAGTGTTACACAACAGATTAGGGGGAATTTTCCCGGATGTCAACAAAAGATGGGGGTTTTTTCCCCGAAATCGGGAAAAGGCTTAAGTCCGAGCGAAAGAGGCTCGGGTTTTCGCAGGAAGCCCTTTGCAAGCTGATCGGGGTGAAAGACCCGAAAACCCTGCGCAGCTGGGAGAGCGGGGCGACGGCTCCAACCCTGTTCGACCTGGTTGAATTTGTCGCTGCCGGCGCGGACGTGCTCTACATCGTCAGCGGGGTGCACGCCGTGCCGTCGCTCACCATGGATCGGGCCCCCTATGCGTCGCCGGCCCAGCGCCTGGCTTCTGAAATATCGGCTATGTCGCTGTCGAACGAGGATGCGGAGCTGCTCATGGCGGTCGCCAGGCGCATGTCGAGGGGAGGACAGTGTTGAGAAAATATTCAGTCGCGATTGTGCTGACGCTGGCGCTGTCCGTCGCGGATGCCGCTGCCCGCGGGAACGGGCGCGAACCGTGCGATCGCGGCGCCGGCGGCGTGTCTCACTGCGAGAACGGCAGATTCATCTGCAACAATGGCACGGTGAGCCGATCGAAGCGGGTCTGTGTGGCGCCGCAGAAGCAGGGCAAGGCGATCGATACAAGGGAGAAGGGAAAGCGAAAATGAGAAAAATTGCCATGGGCCTGCCAGCGCTCGCGCTGGCCGTCGTCGCGGTGGGCGGATGCAGTGAAGCACCAGAGCCGACGCCGAAGGCGGCGAAGAGAACCGTCGCGGTCAAGGCAGCCGACTACGGCAGCGAGTGGCCATTGCTCGCCGGCGAAGCCATGATCGGCTGCGAACCGCCATCGAAAGCGTTCATCGAGATCGCCGGCCGTCGCTGCGCGCTCAACGGCAAGGCACTGTCTGCCGGCATGGAGCGGTGCGACGATGCCTCAAAGACGGGGAACGCGGTGGCGTTCGGGATCTTCGTCGAGAAGGCGCTGACGCTGTGTCCGGGGCGGGGATAGCCGCCGCCCTACAGAAGCTGACTTTTACCCAGGAATCTCCGTCGCCCGGATCTCCAGCTCGAGCGTAGTGGTGTAGCCGCTGTCGGTGAGGCTGTGCGTCACGCGGGTGATGAGCCAGTCGGTATTGTCGATCGAGGGCTTCCAGCCGGTGACGGTGGCGGGGATCTCCGGAAACAGCTCCGGCCGGCCGCGCGCCAGAGTGATGCCGAAGGTGGCCATGCCGCGCTGCAGGCGGCGCCATTCGGCGCGCGCGGCGCGCATTGCGTTGGTCTTGTTGGCGTAGACGTGGCGCAGCGTCTTGATGTTGTCGGCGCTGTGGTCGAAGGCTGTTTCCGGCCGCGCGCCGGTGATGCGCTCTGCGTCGCGCCGGGCCTGGCGGGCGGCATTCTTCTTCGCCTTCTCCTCGTCGGCCGCGCCATAGGTGACCTCGCCCTGCGTGCCCAGCACCCTGTCGTCGTAGGCGACCCGCACGCCGGCGTACTGGCTGCGAAAGCCGGCCGTCTTCGACAGCCGCTTCCACTCCTTCGCGGCGAGCCGGCGGGCACGGGCGCGGCTTTTCTGGGTTGTTCCCACGCTCTTGTACTGCGCTGCGGCCGCAGGCTGAGGCTCCGGCCGGCGGTTGCGCTCGGCGTCGTCCTCTTCCTTGCCCCAGATCACTTCGCCCTTCGTGGCGTGCTCGGTGTCGTGCCAGTTCGCCCGGACGGCGGTATAGGTTTCGCGGTCGGCGATGCTGAAGCGGTGGCTGTCGCCGTCCTGCCGGGTGATGACAACGCGCGGAAGCGGGGCGCCGCTGGCGCTCGCAGCGGCGCCGACGGGCAGGAAGAGCAGCCGGCCGGCCTTGACCGTGGCGATCGCGTCGAACATGCCCGCCATCCTGGTGAGCAAGTTGGCGGAGGACTCGTTGGTCTGGTCGATGTGCTCGATCGCCTGCGCCGCCAGGCGCGCGTCGATCACCGGCACCAGGTCGTTCTCGGCAGCGACGGTGCGCACGATGTCGCCCACCGTCTTGCCGTGGAAGGAGCGCTCCATCTGGGTGGACAGGCCGCCGCGCAGATCCGCGCTGCGGGCGCGGATGGTGAGCTGGTCCGGCGCGCCGCTGTGCTCGATCTCGTCGACGACGTAGCTGCCCTTGTCCTCGAGGCCGGTGTCCTGCCAGCCCAGCGCCACGCGGATCTCCGCGCCGCGCGGCGGCAGGTCCAGGCGGCCGTCGGTGTCGTCCAGCACGATGTCGAGCTGGTCGGCCTCGAAGCCGCGGTTGTCGGTGAGGGTGAGGCTGCCCAGGCGGCCCTGCAGGCTGGCGGTGATGTTCTGGCCGTCGACCGTCAGATCGTAGGCGGGGTGGGGATGTGGCCGGATCACTGGATCTGGCTCACAGCAGCGCCATCAGTGTCTCGGTCATGGCCCCGAGCATGTCGACCTCTTCGTCGTCGACGCGCGTGAGCTTGATGCCGAAGTCTATCTTGCGCGCCGCGCCGTCGGGAAAGAAGATGCTGCCCGTTTCGGAAATGCTCTCGATGACGAACAGGCCGTAGAAGGTGCCGTCGCCCTGGATCAGCGGCCAGGCTTTGCCGGTGTCGGCCATCTCGCGCAGCAGCGCCAGCGAGATCCGGCCGCCGGTGAGCTCCGGATAGAGCGTACCGGAAAGGTCGATGCCGTCGTCGCCCGGGCCGACAAACTGCCGGGCCGGCCGGCGGCCGACGCGCGATGCCGACGGATGGCGCCATTGCGTCTGCCGCTGCAGCTGCTGGTAGGGCACCGAGTAGAGACCGAAGACGAACAGGCCCAGCGTCATCATCATCTGCGGCATCAGGCCGGCATAGCCGGGCAGGCTGGCCAGCCCGGGCAGGTTCGGCATGCCGGGGATGCTGCCCAGCCCGGGCAGGCTCGGCAGGCTGGGCAGGCCGCCCAGGCCGGCGAAGTTCGGGAGGTCGAGATCGTCGAGCATGGCCGCTTACTCCGCGTCGCGCAGCCGGCTGCGGCCGCGGGCGGCGCGGCTGGCCTCGATGCGCTGCAGCTCGGCCGCCACCTGCCGCGCGATCGCCGTCTCGTTCATGCCTGGCGCGGCGTTGATGGTGATGTTCACAATCATCGGCGCGCCACCGCCGGATGCCATGGCGCCCATGGTGGAGAGGGCCGCCCGGGTGTCGATGCGCGGCAGCTCGCCGGCCATGGCGCTGCCGCCGATCAGCACGCCGGCGCCGGCAGCGGCCATGCGCCTGGCCATGTCGCGCACCGCGCCGAGCGGGCCGCCCTGGCCGCCCAGCAGGCCCTGTTCCAGCCCCTCCATGGTGAAGCCGCCGATCTCGGCGAACACGCGCGAGGGGCTCTTGATGCCGAGCTTCTCCTTGGCCGCATCGACCAGGCCCTGCAGGAGCCCCTTGACCTTGGAATACAGGCCGGCGGTGAGCATGTCGATGCCGGCCTCGATGCCGCGCACGATGAAGCCGCCGATGGCCGACCAGTCGCCGTTCTTGAACATCTGGATCACGTCGAAGACGAAACCGCCCAGGGTCGTTTTATAGCCGGCGATGCGGGAAACCAGGTCGCCCAGCTTCTCGCCGAGCCATTCGCCGGCCTTCCAGGCGGCATAGAACACGCCGGCGATCAGCGCCGCCTTGGCGACGAACAGCCCCACGGTGAGCGCCGCCGCGCCCCCTGTCAGGCCGATGCCGGCCAGGCCGAACTTGAGCAGTGCGAGCGGTGCCAGCACGCCGGCGGCGACGATCAGCAGGCCGCCGATGGCCGTCACGCCGATGGCCAGCCACTTCACCACCGACATGATGCCGCTGGCCAGGCGCGGGTTCTCCTGCGCCCAGGCGCGCACGGCCTGGACGACGGCCAGCGTCTTCTCCATGGTGGCGACGATGGCCGGCCTGAGTGTCTCGCCGAGGTCGGAGCTGAGGTTGAAGAAGGCGTTTTTCGCCATCAGCAGGCGGGCGTTGATGGTGTCCCTGCGGGCATCGCCTTCGCGCTGCATCGAGCCCCTGGCACGCTCGTCGTTCACCAGCTTCAGCTGCCGGCGGTATTCGTCCAGGTTGCTGGCCAGCTTCGCCGCGTCGTCGCCGAACTCCTTGCCGAACATTCGCGTGGCCGCCTCGAGCTGTTTCTCCTGCGGCAGAGCCTTGATCGCCTCCAGAACCTTGATGATGGTGCCGGTGGCGTCCTTGGTCATGCCGAACTGGATCGACTTCGCGTCGAGCTTGAGCATCTCCAGGCCGCCGCGGAAACGTTTCGTCTGCATCGTTGCGATGGAGAGCTCGCGGATCATCGCGTTGGAGGCCGACGCCGCCACTTCCGGCACGGCGCCGAGGCTGAGGAAAGTGCTGCCCAGGGCGGCCGCTTCCTTGAAGTTCATGTTCACCATGGCGGCGGTGCCGCCGAGTCGCTTCATCACCTCGATGATGTCACCGCCCTTGGCCAGCGCATTGTCGTCGAGCCAGTTGATGGCGTCTCCGAGCGCGCCGATCTCCTTGATGGGCACCTTGAAGAGCTGCGCCACCTTGGCGATGTCTTCGCCGAGCTTGTCCACCGGCAGGTCGAAGGCGTGAGCCATCACCGCCGCGGTCTGGGCGTAAATGAGCAGGTTCTCCTTGCCCTGGATGCCCATGCGCGCGCCGGCCTCTACGATCCTGGCGATCTCGGTAGTGGCCATCGGGATCCGCTCGCCCATTTCCTTGATGGCCCGGCCCATCTCGTAGTAGGTCGCCGTCAGCCGGCCGTTGTCGTCGCGGGCGCCTTCCACCTGGCGCGCCACGCCCAGCATGGCGTCCTCGAATGTGGCGTAGTCCTTGGCGGCCTTGGCCACCGGCAGGCCGATGGTGGCGCCGCCGGCCAATGCGCTGGTGCCGGCATTCATCATCCTCTGGCGATTGGCCATGGTCTTGTCGTAGGCGGCGCGCGCGGCATGCATGCGCTTCGCCACCTCGTTCTGCGCCTTCATGGCCGCCGTCTGTTTGTTGACGGCAGCGGTGGCCGCGTCGATCTGCTTGGCCAGGTCGCCCTGGTGGCGCTTGAGGTCCTTCAGCGGCACGCCGGCGGCCTCCAGTTCGCCGCGCAGGCGCTTCTTTTTGTCGATCAGGGTGGTGAGCCGCATGCCGTAGAGCGAGACCTCCTGGCGGGCATCGGCGAAGGCTTTCTTGAGTTCCCGGCTCGGCGTCAGCGTCTCGCTCATGGCCTGCTTGACTTCCCGCAGGCGCTGCTGGGCGGCCTTGAGCTGGTTGGCCGTGATGGCGCTGTCTTTCGACACCTTGCGGAAGGCGTCGATGCGGTCGTTGGCGGCGTTCAGCTCTTTCAGCTGGTCCTTGGCCGCCTTCAGGGCGCGCGCCGTCTCGTTGCTGCCGGCGGTGATGGCTTTCAGGGGCCGCGTCACCTTGTCGATGGCGGCGAGCAGGACCTCGAGCTTGAGCTTCTCGCCGCTCACGACTCGGCTCCGCTACGGGCGCGCGCCCGTTCGCGCCAGGCGGCGAGATCGGCCAGGCTCATGGCCTCCATGTCGGGCGGCGTCCAGCCGAAGATGGCGGCGATGTCCGCCATGGCGTCCTCTACTGCATCGGGTAGGGCGAGGCCGGCGCCACTGCCGCCAGCGCCGCCCTCGGCAGCAAAAAACCGGCCACCGCCGTGCCCATCTGGGTCAGGTCCGCGGGGTCCAGGTTGGCGACCTCGGCTTCTGTGAGGGTCGGCTCGGTGATGCGCGGCAGCACGCGGGTGAGGGCGGTGACGTCCATCTGCAGCAGGTCGGTGAGGGTGACGCCGCGCAGCTCGCCCGCCTTGGGCTTGCGGATCGTCACGCTGGCGATCGTGGTCTCGCCGCGCGCGATCGGCGTGTCGAGGGCGATGCTTCGGGTTTCGTTCATTGTTCTCTCCTAAAAAAACGGGGGCAAGGTGTGAGCCATGCCCCCGGTGCTACTGCTGTCCTGGCGTCAGGCCAGGCCGATGGCCTTGCGCTGCTCTTCAAGCATGTCCTTGCCGTTCACCTTCTCGACCATGTTGAGGAGGTCGATCTCGATCACCTCGTCGTTGTCGATGAGGAGCTTGTAGTAGGTGAGGGTGCTCTTGACGGTGAACTTGCCCTTGTCGCCGCCCTTGGCGTCGCCCATGTCGATTTCCTTGTGACGGCCGCGCACGATGATCTCGACGGCCTGCACGGCGCAGGTGTCGTCGCGCTGGTAGGCGCCGGCGAAGCGCAGCATGATGCCGTCGGCCTTGCAGGCGCCGTACTGTTCGAACACCTGCTGCATGATGCCGCCGCAGACGATCTCCATCTCCAGCTTTTCCTGGCCGAGGTCGATCTCGACGGGGCCGTTCATGCCGCCGCCGCGGAAGTCGTCCATCTTGCGGCCGAGCTTCGGCAGTTTGACTTCCTCGGCGACGCCCATGTAGCTGACGCCGTCGTTGAAGACGTTGAAGTTCTTGAGGACGCTAGGCAGTCCCATGTCGGTCTCCTTTCGGGTTAGACGCCCACGGCCGCGGCGAAGTCGGCCAGGTAGCGGTCGGTGATGCGCTGGCGGAACATCAGGTTCTCCAGCGGCGGAACGGGGGTGTAGTCGTAGTCGATGTACAGCTTCCCGTCTTTCAGGGTGACCGGGCTGTTCACGTCGGGGTCGTACCAGGCCTCGCCGTTGATGAGGTAGCCCAGGGCGCGCAGTTCGCGGAACTTGGCGTTCACCCCCTCGATGATGTCGCGCGCCAGGCTCGGGTTGAGCGGCAGGTCCACCGCCCACAGGTGGGCCTCGGCCATGGTGTCGGCCAGCACCTGGGCGGTGCGCGTGTAGTTCTCGAAGGCGAACAGCGGGTCGGCGCTGCAGGTGCGGCTGCCCCAGAAGCGGAAGCCGCCCTCGCGGATGAGGGTGGTGACCTCGTTGGCGTTGAGATAGCCGGCGTCGGTGGCGGGATCCTGCAGATCCCAGAACACGCTCTTGCTGATGCCGGTGACGCCGTTGACCGGGATGTTCGAGATCGTCTTGTGCCAGCCGATCTGCTCGTCGAGCTTGGCGCGCAGGCCGAGGGCGCGGGCCGGGGCCCAGGCGTCTGCGCTCTGCGAGGCGACGGTGTCCCAGGTGAGGAAATCCGGCCACAGCGGCATGACTTCGCGCTGGCCGAAATTGTCGCGGTAGATGACGGCCTCCTCCTTGGTCTCGCAGCCCCAGGCGGAGACGTAGGCGAAGGCGCGCAGCTTCTGCGCGATGGCGGCCAGTTCGGTGGCCACCGGCAGGGTATCGAGCCCCGGGCAGGCCAGGATGCGTGGCTTGATGTTGAGCTGCGCCTGGGCGGAGAGCAGGGCCTGCATGCCGGTGCGCTGGCCGGTGATCGTCACCGTGCCGATCACCTTGCTGTTCTGGTCGGCTTCCTTGGCGGCGTCGTCGGCGCCTACGCCGTCGGCCACGCGGACGACAACGCAGAGGGCGTTGGTCTGGTCGCCGATGGCGTTGAGCACGCGCGCGAGCGTGCCCAGCGTGCCGGCCTTGCCCAGGGCGTCCAGCACGCTGGTGACCAGCACCGGCGTGTCGAGCGGGAAGGCGGCCGCGTCTGCATCGGACGCGGTGGCGACGAAACCGATGACGGCGGTGGAGATGGTGCGGATGGGGCGGATGCCGCCATCGATCTCGATGACGCGTACGCCGTGGTGGTAATCAACTGGCATGGTGGCCTCCGGTGTTGTGCTGCGTTGATGATGGCCGCGCCGCGCGCGGGCGTGTACTCAATGCTGCTGTTGCGGCCGGCGATACAACGCCAGTCACAGGTCCTGCTCCACGAGATGGATGGGGCCCCAGGCGCGGGCGGCGGCCTGCACCACGCCGGTGGGGGTGGCGGCGCCGGTGAGCTGCTCGCCGGCGGCGTCGAGCACGCCGAGGACATACTCCGCGCACTGCCAGCGATCGTCCTGCCCGGCGGCCAGAGTGCCGAAGAAGGCGCGGATCGCCTGCAGGCGGGAGTAGCGGTCGCCCAGGCGGTCGAAGGCGAAGTCCACCGCCTCGGCGCTGAATTCGCCAAGCTCGTCCGGCCGGCGCACCCACCAGAACGGCAGCGCGCGCGACAGGGGGAAGAGCCGCACGCCGGCGCTCACCGCCTCGAGGACGAAGACGCGCCCGGCGCCGACCAGCGCCAGGCCGACGTGGCTGTATTCGCTGCGGGTGGCGATGCGTACCAGGTTGACCTGGATGTCGTGCCAGCTCCCCCAGCCGCCGCTGCTCCAGGCGAGGAGATCTCCGGTTTTGATGAGCGGTCGCGCTTCGGCGTATTTCATCGGCAGTGCCTCCCTCTGGGGTCGAACGGGTCGAGAAGTTCCAGGCAGATCCAGCAGGCCAGACGGCCGCGCCATCCGGCGGCGTCGTTCATCCGGCTGATGCGCGTCGTGAAGAGCCACTCGCGCGGCGGCTCCAGGAAGAGCAGCGAGCCCCACAGCGCGTTGAAGAGCACGTCGACCGCCAGGCCGACGGCGAGGATTGGATAACCGATGATCTTGGCCGCCGTCGTGAGCGTGCCCTGCCGGCGGGCGGTGTCGAGGTGCATCACGGCGAGATACAGCGTCCACATCACGGGCAGCAGGAGGAGGAAGAGGAGGGCGAGTTTCATGGCGCTCACCACGCGATGGCCGCCACGGCTTCCGGCGTGGTTGCCGCCGCGAGCTGGGCCTTGAGCGCCTGGGCGTGGGCGAAGTTCGCCGCGCCCTGGGCCACCATCGCGGCGTAGAAGGCCTTCCAGGCCGGGACATCCTCGATCGGCAGGTAGCTGTTGTCGGCTGCCTTCCAGGCACCGGGGAACTCCGGCGGCAGCGCGCCGAAGAGCGCCACGTAACCATTCACCCCGTCGATGTCGCCGCGCGACAGCGCGTCGCAGGCGAACGTCTTGCCCCCATGCGCAAACGTGCCGGCGTTCGCCGCTGCGCGGGCAGCGTTGATCTCGGCGTTCTTCGACAGCTTCAGTTCTTCTAGCGTCGGCGCCGGAGGGTCGGCAGCAATCGGAAAACCCTCTGCATCGGCGGTGATGATCTTGCCGGTCCCCTGCGCCGCCAGCAGTGCTGCGTGCTGCTCGGAGGTGATTTCGACGGCGTCGGCGGGGATGTTGTCGCCGTTGATGGAGGCGTCGTAAAAGCCATTCTGGATTTTAGAGAAAAACATTTTTTGTCCTATCTGCCAATAGCAAAATAAGTTCCTGAGTAGCTGCCGCTGACCGAGCCCGCCAGTGTCATTCCTGACGTCGTTGCGCTCACAGTGGTGACCAATGTCGTGACGTTTGGCAGGAATGTCCCGAATTGCAAAACGACATTAGGGAACGTGATGGGAAAAGTTACAGAGGCGCTGTTGGATGACACAAACGAATAGGCGCCCCACTGCAGAATAAGGCCGCCCGGGAGCTTTTGATAACCTGCGCCATTGAGAGAGTTGGCGAACACTCCGGCTCGCTTCAACTGAGCTGAGCCGCTCACAACCATCCACCCGTTGACGCCGTTCGACTCAATGGAGAGCGTGTCGTATTGTCCGAGCACAATCTGAGTAGTGCCGCCGTCCGGATAAAAGACGTTTGCACCAGCTCTCTGAATTGTTACATCGGCCGATCCGCCATTAAAAAAAGTCAGTACATGCTTGCCATTGGATGCACTCACTGCCGGGAGCGTGATGACAGTGCCACTGCCGGACACAGAAATCAGTTTTCCGAAGTCGGCATCTGTTAACGCGGCGCTTGCTGCATAGCTGACCTGTCCGGCGAATTTCTGTGCTTCTTTTTCTACGAATTCCGTCGTCGCCAGCTTTGTGCTGCTATCGAATTGCGCCTGCGTCGGAGCCGTCGGGTTCCCGGTGAAAGCTGGCGATGCCAGCGCGGCCTTAAGTGCCAACGCGTTGGTTACCGTCGCCGCGAAGTTCGCGTCGTCGCCGAGCGCGGCGGCCAGTTCGTTGAGGGTGTCGAGCGTGCCCGGCGAGCTGTCCACCAGGGCGGCGATGGCGGCGGCGACGTCGGCGGGCGAGGCGGCGCCGATGGTGGCGCGCGCGTCGGCGGCGTCGGCGGCGGCGAGCAGGGTGCGGGCGAAGGCGGTCAGCGCGGTCAGCGCGGGCGCGTCGGGGCCGGTGAAGTAGAGCGTCTGGTCCGCCGCGGTCACCAGGGCGGAGAGCGCGGTGAGCATGTCGTCGAGCGGCTGCTTGCCGGCGCCGAGGCCGAGGACCTGCATCTTCAGCCAATTGCTGCGGGCGAGCAGCTGCTTGGCCTGCAGGTTGTCGATGCCGTCGGCGCCGCCCAGCACAAGATCCTCCTGCTCGAGCTGGTAGATGCCCTGTACCCAGGCGTCGAATTCATCGACGGCGGCGACGGTTTCCGGGATGTTTGCCATGTTCTAGCTCCTAGTTGATGCTGGTGTTGACGACGCCGCGCGTGTAGCTGCCGTCGCGCACGTGCAGGCCGTTGCGGCGCAGTGCGGCCTGCGCGAAATCGACGGAGAGCAGCACGACGCAGTTGCGTTTGGTGGACTCGAGCAGCCGCCTGATCTGGAAGGCCTGGTCGATGGTGACCGGACGCTTGAGGATGACGCGGAAGGTCGGCCAGCCGGCCAGGCCGAAGCGCCGGCGCAGTCCGTTGCGCGTGGCCTCGCCGTTGTGCCGCAGGCAGTCGGCGCGCTCGATGATGTCGGCGTCGGGCTGGCCGACGCTGGCCAGCGAGACGCGGATGGCGTGCGGGGTGCCCTTTTTCTTGTGGATCTGCCGGGCGGCGGCGATGACGGCGCGCTTTTTCTCGACCGACCAGCCGTGATCCCACTCGTCGACAGACAGCGCCCAGGCCAGGAAGGGCAGCAGGGCCGGCGGGCAGGCGGCGGCGTTCCACAGTGTTGGGACGATCCGCGGCGGAGCGAAGCGGCCGGTCGCCTGCGAGGCGGCGCGCTCGAGCGCGGTGGCGTTCTTCGGCAGCAGGGCTTCCGGTCCGCTCATGCTTCGATCCCCGCGACGGTGACGGCGATGCCGGTGCAGTAGGGCGCCTCGCCGATGCCGCAGTCGATGTCGGCTGGCGGCGAGGCGATGGTGACCTTCTTCACGCCGGGCACGTGGGCGGCGGCATCGATGGCCGACTTGATGATGTCGGCGTTGAGGCGGTGATGTGCGGCGGCGAAGGCGTCGAGCCGGGCGGTCGCTTCCGCCAGCGCCACCTCGGTGGATGCGCCCGGGAACAGGATGAGGTCGATGTCGAGCGCGTACGCGATCACCGTCGCCGGGCTGACGAGTACCTCCTCGGAGAGCGGCCGCACCTGCTCGACGTTGAGCGCGGCGTCAACGGTGTTGATCAGCGCCTGGTCGGGCACGCCGTCGCCGGTGCGGGACAGAATGAACACCTCGCTGGTGCCGCCGTACGGGGTGGAGGTCGTGGCGCTTTTCACCTGGCCGTCGGCCGAGAGGGCGTGGAACTCGAAGGCGTCGCGCGGGCCGGCGACGGAATAGCTCTCCGGCTTGAGCGAGAGCCGGTAGCGGAAGTCGTCGTCGCTCTCCCACACGGCGGCCACCGGCGGCGTGGCGTCGAGGTCCTCGGGCGTGACGAGCAGGCGCGATTCGCCGTCGTAGTAGGTGGCGCCGATGTGGTCGAGGTCGGTGCCGGTGGCGAAGGCCAGCAGCAGGGCGCGCGCCTCGTCGTTGTAGCGGGCGCGCAGCAGGGTCTCGCGGTAGGCGCATACCTCGAGCAGCTTGACGACGGGTTCCGACTCCAGGTCGATCAGTGCGGTGGCGGCCGGGTGGCGCGCCACGAAGTCCGCCTTGATGTCGGCGAGGATGGCCTCGAAGGCCAGCTCCTCGATGACGGCCGGCGGCGGCAGCATGGAGAGATCGACGCCGTTCATCGGGGCCTCACAGCCTCACGGCCAGGCTGACGGCCTGGTTGCTGCGCGGGCCGTCGCGCCGCACGCCTTCCATGTCGACCACGGCGGTGCCGTCGGCGTCGACGGTGAACGTGGCCTTGAGGACGCGCACGCGCGGCTCCCAGCGGATGATGGCCATCACGGTGGCGGCCATCAGGCGCAGGCGGTTGGCGGGGTTGGCCGGCTGGTCGATCAGCTCCGGCAGCAGCGAGCCATAGTCGCGCCGCATGACGCGGCTGCCGATGCGCGTGGTCAGGATGTCGCGGATGCTCTGGCGGATGTGGTCCATGTCGCCCAGGGCGCGGCCGGTGGCGGCGTTCATGCCGGTGGCGTTCACCATCCGCTGCCTCCGCTGGGGACGGGGTCGCCGGCGTCCGGCCCCACGTGGTGGTGGGTGTGCAGCACGACGCCGTTGCTGCGCAGGATGCCCTGCTCGTGGAGCAGGTCGCCGATGATGGTGACGGCGTGGCCGTAGTCGCCGGCCTCGCCCATCATGCCGTTGTGGTAGGTGATCAGCCCGTCGACCTCGAGCTCGCCGGTGAGGTGAGTCATCGGCGTGTCGAGGGTGACGGAGACGGCGGCTTCGATGCGGGCGGTCTGGATGCCGGTGGCGGTCAGCGCGCCGGTGGCGTGGTTGTAGGCGATGCGGGCGCCGTCCGGGTAGTCGATGACGTGATCGTCCGGGCTCTGGCTCGGCGCCGCGTGCGCGGTGCTGTAGATGCCGGTGAACACGATGCCGCCGGCCGGCTCGCCGCTGGGCGAGAGCACGATGGCCTGCTCGCCGACCGTGGGCGGGTCCCAGCTGCGCGTGTTGCCGGCGCGGGCCGGCATGAAGGGCAGCCAGTCGGTGTCCAGCCCGCCCGACTTGACGCGACAGAGCGCGTTTTGATGGTCGACGGCGAGGATGGTGCCGATGCGGATCAGGTTTTCCAGGCGGCGCGAGAGTTCGACGATGTCCATGGCGGTCAATATGCCTCTCGCGTGCGCGGGTTTCGGGGCCGTGGCGTTGTGCGGCGCATGGCTACATCACCCGGCGAGGTAGGCGAGGACGGCGTCCTCGACGGCGGCGATCTCGGGATCCGTCAGGCCGAGCAGTTGCCGGGCCGGGTAGTCGACTTCCGGCCCGCCGCGGCGGTTGACGCGGTCGCGCAGGCCGTGCTGGTGCACCTTGGCCATGGCCTGCACCTGGGCGGCGAAGGTGACGACGGCGGCGTCAGGCGAGGACTCGGCCTTCATCCAGCGCGCCGTGCGCAGTTTCGAAAACATGGTTCGCCGGCGCAGGCTGCCCGGCTTGCGGCGCAGGCGCGGCTTCCTCGGCGCGTAGGGCGTGCCGTCCGGGTTGAGCTGGGCGCCGACCCGCCTGGACTGACTTTCGCGCAGGCTGCTGGCCAGCGTGCGGGCGAGCTTGCGGCGTTCCGCCGGCGCCAGGCGCGCCAGCAGGCCGGAGGCGAAGCTCTCCAGCGGCGCGAGCTCGTTCACTGGACCACTTCCACGCCGTTGGCTTCCATCGACCAGCCGGTGGGGCCGGTGAGATCCGGCAGGGCCGGCTCGTCGCAGTGGGTGGCGGTGTAGATGCCGCCGGCCAGCGTCACCACTACGCGCTCGGAGAGTTCCAGGGTGACGAGGATGTCGGTCTTTTCGTTGTCGAGGATCTCGGCCTCGAAGCGGATGGCGCTGTCCTGCCGCTCGGCGCTCTGCAGGAGCTCCGGCTGGTTGACCTGCAGCCAGGCGAGCAGCGGGATCATCAGCGTGTCGGCGTGATCGGTGAAGTCGGTGAACAGCAGCTGCAGCTCGTAGCGGTACTCGAAGGACAGGCTGCCCAGCCGGCTCGCCAGCCGCCCCTTCTCGATGAAGACCTGCAGCCGGTCCGGGTGCTTGGCCAGGTGCGGCACCTTTTCGGCCAGCCAGGCGCGCAGTTCAGTCGGCTTCTTCACTGCTCGATGGCCTGCTGCTCGCGGATCCACGCCTGGCAGCCGAGGAGCTGCTCGCGCCAGCCGAGGGCGGTGGCATAGTTGTGGACAACCGTGGCGGCGACGGCAGAGAGCGCAACGCCTCCGGCGGCTCCATCACCGAGGCCGGGGGGGCCGGGAATTTCACCAGCGGCTGCGGCGTTATGCAGCCGCACAAAACCGCGAGTGACAGCGCAAGCGGCATCAGCTTCAGGGGTGACATAAACAGGGACCTCCTTGACGATGGTTTCTCCCGCTTCGCGGACGATGCGGATGCGCTCGCGCACGCGCACCTCGACGCGGGTGGTGACGGCGCCCTGGGCGGCGGCGATCTTCACCGCCGCCTTGGCCTGGGCGCCCTGGTAGTCGATCAGCTTCTGCGTGCCGTGCTCGTTGCCCTTGACCCAGCCGAAGGCGACGAGGGCGAGCGCGACGAGCAGGATGCCGATCGCGCGCATCGGCAGCGACGGCAGCGGCAGGGCTTTGGTCAGCAGGCCCTTGGTCAGCAGGCCGAGCATCAGGCCGCTTCCTCGGCGGCGCCGGCGCCGCTGTAGCGCGCATAGGCGCGCGCCAGGCGCTGGTCGTAGAGGTTTTCCCGCCAGGCCGGACCGTTGTAGAGCTTGGCGAACTCGGCCCACTTGCGGCCCTTCAGCGCCTTGTGCAGGGCCGGGTCCGCGGCGATGAAGCGGACGAAGGCTTCGAGGTGCGCGGCTTCGCCGCCGCGCATGGCCTCGACGAAGGCCTCCACGCTGTCGTAGCCGCAGGTCTGCCAGTGGAAGCCCATGATCTGGTACTGCCCCCAGCTCGCGGACTGCAGGGCGCAGGCGCGGTCGATGCCGCAGGCGGTGGCCAGGCGCGCGTGCTCGGCGGCGCCGCCGGCGTAGCCGCCGCGCTTCGCGTTCACGACGTTCGGGTACTGCGCGGCGAGGGCGTCGGCATCGCGGCCGGCCTCGGCGAGCAGGCGGTGCATGACGTGGCGCTCGAACAGGATCGCGGGGCGGCCATCCGGCAGGAAGCCGTGGCCGAGGCTCTCGACCTCGTTGACGGCCATGACGGCGGCGACGGCGACGCCGAGATCCTCGGCGGCGCGGGCGATGTCGGCCTGGCCGAGCAGGCGGGCGGGCCGGCTGCCCGTTTCCAGGACCGCCAGCGTCTTGGGACCGGCGATGCCATCGACCACCAGGCCGGCGCGCTGCTGGAAGCCGCTGACGGCGTCCTCGGTGCGGTCGCCGAACCAGCCGTCCTTTTCCACTTCAAAGCCGGCGGCGGCGAGGCGATGCTGCAGCTCGCGCACCTTGGCGCCTGTGTCACCCTTGCGCATGATGGGCTCCTTTGTCGAGGTTGGTCGGGGCGCGCGTCAGGATGCGCAGGCGGCGCTCGCAGACCAGCAGCGCGGCAATGCCGGCGGCAAGCATGAGGACGTGCCATTCCGGGACGGCTCCGGAGGCGATGGCGAAGATGCCGGCGACGGCGCCGCCGGCGAGCAGGATGAAGGCGAGGCGGACGAGGCGCGGCGTGTCCCGGCTCATGCGGTTGATGGCCGGCTCGGCGCGGGCGAGGATGATCGTGCAGAGAGCGAGTCCGAGCAGCTGGGCGAAAAGGGCGAGGGCGTTCATCGCCTGGCCTCCGCCCGTGCCGCCACGCGCAGCAGGATGCGGCCGAAGCCGCTGATGCCGAGGAAGCCGATGCAGAAGGCCACCGGGAACTGCATGGCTTCGCGCGTGATGTCGGCCGGCCACCAGGGCAGCAGCCTGGCGGCGGCGGAGGCGGCGACGGCGGCGGCGACCGGCGCCAGGTAGCCGGCGATCATCGCCGAGCCGATCATTGAGAGGATACGTGCAAGCAGGCCGGCGGGCGGCTGGTGGGACAGGGCCCACATGCCGCCGAAGAGGCCGGCCAGCAGCATCGGCGGATGCAGGCCGGTGGCAATGCCGAACAGAGTGATGCCGGCGACGCTGACGGCGATCAAGGCGCTGCTGGTGGTCGGCTCGGCCATGTCAGTTTTAATCCCAGAGCTGGAGCAGGTCGTTCGTGCGCGGCGCGGCGTCGGCCGGATCGGGCAGTTCGACGACGGTGCCGACGGGCAGGACGGGGCCGAGCGCGGCCAGCCCAGGGTTCGTTTCCAGCACCCGCTCGGTGACGCCGCCGGTGCGGCCGAGGTGGCGGAAGCAGAGCAGATCCGCCGTGTCGCCCTGTTGCGCGGTGACCCGCATCAGAGGTGCCTCCCACGCTCGCAGAGGCGGCTCGCTGCCCCCCCAGGGGGGGCGCGATGCGCTTGGGGCTGCCCGGCGCGCATCAGATCAGCTCCACGGTGGTGCGGCGCACGCCGAGGATGTCGGCGATGGCCCAGCGGGCGTCGCGGCGCAGATCGTCGATCGTGCCTTCCAGGGCGTCGGCCTTGCGCTCGCCCTTGCCGGTGGCGTCGAAATCGGGATGGCGCTCGGTCAGGCCGGCCTTGGCCAGGCAGCCGACGGCGCGCAGGTAGCGGTGAACGTGGATCGAGACGTCGTTGATCTGCGCTGCGTCCACGTCGGCGAGCGTGGCGGCGCCGGCGGCCTGCTGCGTCTCGCGCCAGGCGGCGAGCTCGCCGTTCACCGAGGCGATCGCCTCGATCAGCGCCGCGTTCAGGCGCTCGGCGGTGACGGTGCCGTCGATGCGCTGGGCTTCGCGGATCTTCGCCGGATCGACTTCCGGCCAGAACGGGCCCGGGTCGATGGGCGGCTCTGCGGCCGGGGTTGCGGGTGAGGTGACGACGAAGCTCATGGTCCTTTGCGGTCAGTCGGGCGGTGGTCGGTGGCGGCACCGGCAAAGGAGAGAAACCGGTGCGCCACCGAGCCGCCCCGTGCGGGGTCCGCCCGGTGTCAGCCGTTTCCCGTCGGGGATCCGGCCAAGTTCTTGATCTCGCGCTCGAGGCGCTCGATGTCCTTTTTCACGCCGACCTTGTCGTGCAGGGCCAGGGCGCGCTTGAGATGGTCGAGCGCCGCCGGCTTGTCGCCGCGCAGGTCGAGGCCGAGGCCGATGGCCTTGAGCAGCTTGGCGCGCACCTCGTCGGGCATGTCCTGCCCGGCCGTGATGCCATCGGCGGCGATGAGCGAGGCCGTGGTGGCTTCGTCGATGCCGTCCTTCAGCCGCAAGGCGTGGTCGGCGAGCTCCTCGGCGATCAGGCAGGCGGTGCCGCGCTTGTACTGGTCCGGCATCGCCAGCTGGTGCGCGAGGGCGTAGGCGCCGATGCGCAGGGCCTGTTCGAGGTCGCCGGTGTCGATGCTCCAGACCATGACGGTCATGAGGACGTCGTCCTGCACGCCGTGCCCGCCCTCGAGCGCGCCCTGCACCCAGGGCGCGTATTCCGGCAGCAGCTCGCGCTTGATCTCGGCGCGGCGCTCGAGCGACTGGATGTCGGAGAGGCGGCGCTTGTCTTCGGCCAGCTTGAGCAGCATCAGCTCGTAGGCGGTGGCGTCGGAGCGGGTGGCGGGCGTCTCCGCCGCCTGGCGATTGGCGGCAGAGACGCGCTGGAAGTGGCGGCGGGCCGGGCTGTCCATTTTTTACACCCAGGCGCCGACGATGTTTTCGACCACACCGCCGCAGCCATAGTCTTCGATGACGTAGGCCTCGTTCGAGGACTCGTAGTTCTCGATGCGGTCGCGCTTGGCGTTGTCCACCACGGTGCGCCGGCGAGCGCCTTCCTGCCAGTAGATCGACAGGTTGTCCAGGCGGGTGATCATCAGCGTGCCGGCCGGGACGTACGGGGCGCGCACGGCCTGCAGGCCGCCGACGCGCTTCTGGCTGACGATCAGGTCGGCGGCGATCTTTTCGGTGGGCGGGTTGGCGGCATTGACGAGCGGGAAATACTTGTCCGCCAGCAGGTCGCGGCCGAGGATCACCACCAGCTCGGTGTCCTCACGGTACCAGGGCTCGATCAGGTTGTTGACCGCATCGAACACCAGGGCGTCGAGGTTGTAGTAGTCGCGGCCGGCGGCATCGCCCACGCGCACGGCGCCGGCGTTGGCGCCCTCGTCCATGACGCGCGCGGCGGCGTTGTCGCGGTACTTCTGCAGCCAGCCCTTGTTGACGTCCTGCAGCAGGGGGTTGGCGACCTTGTTGCTCGTGACTGCGCGAGCAGTGCCGTTGAAGCCGATCATGATGCGGTCGAGCGCCTGGCGGCGCAGGATGGCGTCGCGCAGGCGCGTCTGGAAGTCGGGGAACTTGGCCCACAGGTCGAGCTTCGCGTAGCCGATGTGGCTGTCGAAGTTGGTCTGCGTGCAGACGTAGCCGTTGGCGTCCATCGCCGACAGGTCGGAGGTTGCGCGATCCTGCGCCGCGGTGTCGGTGGTGCCGGCGATGGGGCCGCTCACGCCCAGGCCGAGCTTCTCGCCGGACTGTTCGGGCACGCCGACGATGTTGATCTTCTGCAGGAAGTCGCTGGACTCCTGGATCTTGCTCTCCAGCGTCTGCTGGATGCTGGGGTCGATCGTGAATTTCTCGGCGGCAGAGGGGACGCCGTTCAGGCTCGCGATCTGGGCCAGGTAGGCGTTGTAGGCGATGCGGGTCTCGTTGCGCATGTTCGTTTCTCCGTGGTTTCTTCAGGGGTTCGTCGGTCTCGTCGGCGTGCGGCGGCTCAGCAGTCCGTCACCTTGGCGCCGTTGCCGCCGGCGGCCGGCGGGCGCTTGTCGCCTGCAGGCGCCTTGTCCATGGCGGCCTTGAAGTCGGCGAAGGCCTTGCGGTCGGCCTCCGCCGCGGCGGTGAGCGCGGCGAGCTTGCCGGTGGCGTCCTTGAGGGCGGCCTGCAGCGCGGCGAACTGGCCGAGCAGCCCGCGCTGGGAGTCGGCCACGGCTTCCACGGCCTGGCCGATGTCGGCGAAGCGGCCGGCGTCGTCTTTCGACTTGCCCTTCAGCAGATCCATCACGCGGGTGAAGAGGGATTCGCCGGCCTGCGGAGCAGGCGTCTCTTCCTCGAACTCGAGCGCGACTTCCTGCGCGGCGGTGAAAAGGTTTTCCGGTCCCTGCTTGCGCTCGGCCAGCGGATTGACCTTGGCGTTTGCGGCGAAGGCCAGCATCTCGGTGCCGAGGCTCGCCGGGCTGTCGGTGACGGCCAGGCCGATCAGGTAGGCCTCGCCGCTTTTGGCGAAGTTCGGATCGATCTCGACGGAGGTGTAGACCTTCTGCCGTTTCTTGTTCATCGCCACCAGGTCCTCGGTGGCGTCGATCTGCGCGTAGAGCGCCAGCTTCTTCTTCCCGTCGATGTCGACTTCCTCGGCCTTGACGGCGGTGACGTCGCCGTAGGCCTTGAAGGGGCTGTCGGGCAGGATGCCGCGGATGTGCTCGAGCCAGACCCGGGCGCCGAATTTGGCCGGGTTGAAATGCTTGACGATCTGCTCGATCCAGCTGCGCTGGATGACGCGACCGTCGGTGGTGTCGCCTTCGGTGAAGACGCGGAAGAACTTGCTTTTGGCCATGCTGTTTCCCCTCATCAGGTTTGGCTGTAACGACAAGCGCATGGTCGGGGAGCGGCGCGCAGTGAGGCAATGCGCGGCGGTTGGCTGCGCGCGCGATACAACGTGGGCGGGATGGGCGCGCGGCGCGCGGCAGTTAGCCTCGGCGCATGGATATGCACGTGGACATGGACCCGCGCCGGCGCGCCAGAAGCCTCTACTGGCAAGGGTGGCGCATTGCGCGAATCAGCGATGAGCTGAGCGTGAAGGCCGCCACTCTGCACTCCTGGAAGCGGCGTGACAAGTGGGACGACACGGCGCCCATTGATCGCGTGGAGGCCTCGGTCGAGGCGCGCATCATCCAGTTGCTGGCGAAGGACCCGAAGGAGGGCAGGGACTACAAGGAGATCGATCTCCTCGGCCGGCAGATCGAGCGCCTGGCGCGGGTGAGGAAATTTTCCGACGGCGGCAACGAGGCGGACCTGAATCCGAAGGTGGGCAACCGCAACCGTGGGCCGAAGAAGCCGCCGGCGCGCAACGCCATCGGCGAGGAGCAGCAGGCCAGGCTGGTCGAGGCCTTCATGGAGAGCCTCTTCCCGTACCAGAAGCACTGGTACCGGGCGGGCCTGGTGGAGCGGATCCGCAACCTGCTCAAGAGCCGCCAGATCGGCGCCACCTGGTATTTCGCCCGCGAGGGCCTGGTAGATGCGCTGGAGACGGGGCGCAATCAGATATTCCTGTCGGCCTCGAAGGCGCAGGCCCACGTCTTCAAGGGCTACATCAAGCAGTTCGCGCGCGACGTCATCGACGTCGATCTGCAGGGCGATCCGATCGTGCTGCCGAACGGGGCGACGCTGTATTTTCTCGGCACCAACGTGCGCACGGCCCAGAGCTATCACGGCAACCTTTACATGGACGAGTATTTCTGGATTCCGAAGTTCCAGGAGTTCCGCAAGGTGGCCAGCGGCATGGCCATGCACAAGCACTGGCGTCTGACCTATTTTTCGACGCCATCGGCGCTCTCGCACGAGGCCTACCCGTTCTGGTCCGGCGAGCTGTTCAACAAGGGGCGGGCGGCCGCCGAGAAGATCAACCTGGACGTCTCGCACGCGGCGCTCAAGGACGGACGGCGCTGCGAGGACGGGCAGTGGCGCCAGATCGTCACGGTGCTCGACGCGGTCGCCGGCGGCTGCGATCTGTTCGACATCGAGCAGCTGCGGCTCGACTACAGCCCGGAGGAGTTCCTCAACCTCCTCATGTGCCAGTTCATCGACGACGGGCAGAGCGTGTTCCCGCTGGCGATGCTGCAGCGCTGCATGGTGGACTCGTGGGTGGTGTGGGACGACTTCAAGCCGCTGGCGCCGCGGCCGCTCGGCTGGCGCGAGGTGTGGCTGGGGTACGACCCGTCGCACACGGGCGATTCCGCCGCGCTGGTGGTGCTGGCGCCGCCGCTGGTCGCCGGCGGCAAGTTCCGCGTGCTCGACCGGGTCCAGTTCAAGGGGCTCGACTTCGCCGAGCAGGCCGAGCGGATCCGCAAGGTCTGCGAGAGCTACAACGTCACCTACATCGGCATCGACGTCACCGGCATCGGCCAGGGCGTCTATCAGCTGGTGCGCCAGTTCTTCCCGGGGGCGACGGCATTCCAGTACAGCCCGGAGGTGAAGACGCGCCTGGTGCTGAAGGCGCTCGATGTGGTCCGCAAGGGCCGGCTGGAATTCGACGCCGGCGCGACGGATCTGGCCGCTGCCTTCATGGCCATCCGCAAAACCACCACCGCCAGCGGCCGCCAGGTCACCTTCGAGGCCGGGCGCGCCAAGGACATCAGTCACGCGGATCTCGCCTGGGCGTGCATGCACGCCATGGCGAACGAGCCGCTTGAGGGTCAAACCGCCCGGAATACGGGCTTCATGGAGATATCAGGATGAACGACACCACGAACGACACTGCCGCCCACGATGCCACCGCGCCGGCGCAGCCGCGCGCCGAATTCTTCACCTTCGGCGATCCCGAAGCCGTCCTCGATCGCCGCGACATCCTCGATTATCTGGAGTGCGCGATGATGAGCAAGTGGTACGAGCCGCCGATCTCGTTCGACGGCCTGGCCAGGAGCTCACGCGCCTCGGTGCACCACGCGAGCTCGATGACTGTCAAGCGCAACATCCTCGCCAGCACCTATATTCCGCACCCGCTGCTCACGCGCACCGCTTTCGCGCGCTGGGTGGTCGACTTCCTGGTGTTCGGGAACGGCTACCTCGAGCGCCGTCTGGCGCGCAGCGGCAGGGCGCTCGCGCTCGAGCCGGCGCTGGCCCGCTACACGCGCCGCGGCATCGACATGGAGAGCTACTGGTTCGTCCAGGGCTGGAAACAGGAGCACGAGTTCCCCAAGGGCGCGGTGTTTCACCTCATGGAGCCGGACATCAACCAGGAGATCTACGGGCTGCCGGACTACATCCCCGCGCTGCACTCGGCCTGGCTCAACGAATCCGCCACGCTGTTCCGTCGCCGCTACTACAAGAACGGCAGCCACGCCGGCTTCATCCTCTACATGACCGACCCCGCTCATGAACAGAAGGACATCGACGATCTGCGCGCCGCGCTGAAGAGCTCGAAGGGGCCGGGGAATTTCCGCAACCTCTTCATGTACGCGCCCAACGGGAAGAAGGACGGCATCCAGCTGATCCCGGTGTCCGAGGTCGCGGCGAAAGACGAGTTCCTCAACATCAAGAACGTGACGCGCGACGATCAACTCGCCGCCCACCGCGTGCCGCCTCAGCTCATGGGCATCATCCCGAACAACACCGGCGGCTTCGGCGACGCCGAGAAGGCCGCCGCCGTCTTCATGGCCAACGAGATCCAGCCCCTGCAGGAGCGGTTGAAGGAGCTCAACGACTGGATTGGCGAAGAGGTGATCCGCTTCGGGCCCTACAGCCTGGCCAGGCCGCCGGAGGCCTCCGGGCCGGTGATGAAGTAGCGAAGAAGAAGACGGTGCGACCGCGCAGGGTGTTGGCGCACCCGGCGCGGCCACCTCCCGCAGAACAGGCTGCGTTCGGCCGAGGCACCGCCACCGTCGCGACGGCGGGCCGAAGGCTATCACGATTGGAGCCTGTGTAACACATGAAGCCTAGCCCACTTGTCCCCTGGATCGGCGGCAAAAGCCGTCTCGCCAAGCGCATCCTGTCCATCTTCCCCGAGCATTCCTGCTACGTCGAGGCCTTCGCCGGCGGCGCCGCCCTCTACTTCCGCAAGGAGCCCGTCGATGCGGAGATCCTCAACGACATCAACGGCGACCTCGTCAATCTTTACCGCGTCGTGCAGCACCACCTGGAGGAGTTCATCCGACAGTTCAAGTGGGCCCTGGTGAGCCGGCAGATGTACGGATGGCTCAACGCCACGCGTCCCGAGACGCTCACCGACGTGCAGCGCGCCGCGCGCTTCTACTACCTGCAGAAGGCCGGCTTCGGCGGCAAGGTCGAAGGCCGCACCTTCGGCACCGCCACCACCACGCCGCCCAGGATCAACCTCCTGCGCATCGAGGAGGAGCTGTCCCAGGCCCACCTGCGCCTGGCGCGCACGACGATCGAGCATCTGCCCTGGGCGGACTGCATCGCGCGCTACGACCGGCCCCACACGCTCTTCTACTGCGACCCGCCCTACTGGGGCACCGAGGGCTACGGCGTCGGCTTCGGCCTCGATGAGTACTCCCGCATGGCCGAGCTGGCGCGCACCATCCAGGGCAGGATGGTGATCAGCGTCAACGACATCCCCGAGATGCGCCGCGCCTTCAAGGGCCTGACGATCGACACCGCCGAGATCCGCTACTCGGTCGGCGGCGCCGGCCGCTCCAAGGCCAAGAGCGGCGAGCTGATCATCACCAACTTCCCCCGCTGA